TTGGCGTGCTGCTTTTCGGCCAGGCCTAAAACCAGATAGGGGCTTCGGCCCCTGTTTCCCAACTTCACAAGGAATCCATCATGACCACGAAAATCGTTTACCCCAATGGCACCGTCAAGGTGTCCGTCGCAGCTTCGGACAAGCTAGCTGTTTTCAGCCTTGGCAACGTCACCATCTCGCAAGAGATCGGCTACCCTAATCACCCGACGACCCTGGACGTTCTGGCGCAGATTGAAAGCGGTCTGTACACCACTTCCGCATTCTCCGCTGCTGCCACCGTCGTCATTCAGGCGGGTGCTGCTCCGGTGGAGTACGAAGTCGGAACCTATGCTGTCGTGAAAGACACGCGCGGCCAGGTGTATCAAGGCGATCCTGTTGCCCTGAACGCCACCGGCGCCGTGACTGCTGCTGCCATCCTTGGCGGCATCGTCACATCCACCACCGCCGCCGCTGTGGCTGGCACTGTGCCAACTGGTGCGGTCATGGATGCTTCCGCAGACTTCGCCATCGGCGATGCTGTGGACTGGTCTGTTATAACCACCGGTGCCAATGCCTTCACCGTTACCGCCGCAGCATCTGGTCACACCCTGGTTGGCAACATGGTCGTGGCGGCTGGCAAGGCTGGTCTGTTCCGAACTCGCAAGACGGCGGCCGACACGTTCGTGACCTACTCGCTGTCCAACACCTAAACCAAACCCTGGGCCGGGTTCGCTCGGCCTAGGTAGGAGAAAGCCAATGCAATTCCCCCGCCTGGTTTACAAGAGCGCCGCCGTTCATAAGCTGGTGCATGACGAATCCGAATTCAATGCTGCGCTCGATCGTGGATTCTTCGCATCAGTACCCGAAGCCATCGAAGGCAAATCCGCAGAGAAGGCTGGCAAGCCGCAGGACGACGCGCCGCCTACCCGCGAAGAACTGGAAGCCAAAGCCACGGAGCTAGGCATCAAGTTCGACGGCCGCACCGGTGATGCGAAGCTGGGCAAGCTGATCGCAGAAGCCATCAAGGACTAATCATGTCCTGGACGAAGCGGCAGATCATCAATTCAGCCTACGAGGAAATCGGGCTCGCAAGCTACGTCTTCGACCTGAGCCCTGAGCAACTCGAATCCGCGCTGCGCCGCCTGGATTCCATGATGGCGCTGTGGGCAGAGAAGGGCATCCTTGTCGGGTTCCCTGTGCCTGAAAGCCCGCAGAACAGCGACATCACGCAAGACACGGGCATTGCAGACTACGCAGCCGAGGCGATTTACCTGAACTTGGCCCTGCGTCTATCGCCACCTGTTGGCAAGGTGGTGTCAGCAGAGACAAAGGCGGCCGCCAAGAGCGCATTTGATGCGCTGGCCGTGCGGTTTGCATTCCCCAATCAGCAGCAGTATTCAGCTGGCCTTCCTGCTGGCGCTGGGGCCAAAACATGGCGCGTGCAGGGCGACCCGTTCCTTCCATCGCCTGACACATCACCGCTCACCACCAGCGAGAGCGGCCAACTCACATTCAACGGGGAATAGGCATGTCAATTGAACGCCTCTCACTCAAAGACGCACTCACAAGCGCCACAGTTTTTGCCGTCAACGTCAACGGGCAGGACTACAAGTTGTTGCCGTCGTCTCTGATTGACTACATCCATGACAATCTCACATTCCCGTCGCAGTTCGAGAGCCAGTACGCCGCGCCCTCCGCCACCGGGTTCGGCGTGACGATCTCGCCGGGCACGGCTGGCGGCAATGTTCACCTGATACTCACGCCTGTGGCTGGGTATGCTGACGGCGCCATCGTGCTCCCTGCCGTGGCTTCAGTGATTGATGGCCAGGAGGTGCTTGTGAATTGCACCCAAGCTGTGACCACCCTGACCGTGAGCGGGAACGGTGCACTGGCTGTGACAGGTGCCCCAACTACGCTGGCAGCAAACGCTTTCTTCCGGCTCAAATATGACGCCGTAGTCCAGACATGGTATCGAGTCGGCTAAGGAGGCCACAATGACAATCCGCGCACCATTCAATCCGAAACGTGGCTCGAATCAAGTCACCACGCCCGCCGCCGCATCGGCCTCTATCAGCATCGACGCCGGGAACAAGTCCGTGCGCCTGGTGAATTCCGGGGCTGGTATCTGTCATGTCCGCATCGGCGCGGGGGCAAAGACGGCAACAACCGCCGATCTGCCTATCCGCGCCGGTAGTGAAGTGGTGGTGTCCAAGGCCGACGGCGACAACACGCTTGCGCACATCTCGGCAACTGGAACAACCCTGCACATCCAGACGGGTGAAGGCGGGGTGTAATGCAGATTCCCGTACTCAGCGGGGTCTATTCTGACGGAGTAGCCGACCTTCGCACGTCCTACCCCATCAACCTGATTCCAGTACCAAAAGACAACGGTATCAGCAAGGGCTACCTGCGGCCCGCTGACGGCCTGGAGGACAATGGCACAGGCCCAGGCGAAAGCCGTGGCGGCATCAACTGGAATGGCGTCTGCTATCGCGTCATGGGCACCCAGCTCGTCACCGTGGCCAGCAATGGCGTGGTGGCTATGCTTGGTGACGTCGGAGGTTCTGGTCAGGTGGTGTTCGATTACTCGTTTGATCGACTTGGCATTGCGTCGGGAGGCAACCTGTTTTATTGGGACGGCGCAACGCTCACGCAGGTAACGGATGCTGATCTTGGCACAGTGGTCGATTTCTGCTGGGTGGATGGGTATTTCCTGACAACGGACGGCGAGTTCCTGGTGGTGACGGAGTTGAACGCCCCGCTATCCGTCAACCCACTGAAATACGGCAGTTCAGAGGCTGACCCCGACCCCATCAATGCAGTGCTGAAGCTGCGCAACGAGGTGTATGCGCTCAACCGCAACACCATTGAGGTGTTCTACAACGTGGGCGGCGAGTTCTTCCCATTCCAGCGCATCGAGGGCGCGCAGATACAGAAGGGATCCATGGGGACGTTCTGCTCATGCGTTTTCGCAGACACCATAGCATTCCTCGGGGGCGGACGGAACGAATCACCGGCCATTTATGTCGCAGCCAATGCTACTGCGAACAAGATCAGCACGCGGGAGATTGACCAGATACTGGCGCAATACACAGAGAGCCAGCTTTCAGAGGTGGTCTTTGAAGCGCGAAACGACAAGTCGCACGTGCACCTGTGGGTGCGACTGCCAGATCAAACACTGGTCTATGACGCCGCTGCATCGCAGGTAGTCGGTGAGCCGGTATGGTTCATCCTGACAAGCTCGATTCAAGGGCTCAGCACCTATCGAGCAGCAGACCTTGTGTGGTGCTACGACAGGTGGCTGATTGCAGACCCTACTGGCACCAGCGTCGGCTATCTCACCGACTCCGTTTCGTCGCACTTCGGCGCCATCGTGCGGTGGGAGTTCGGCACGACGATTGTCTACAACGAAGGGCGAGGCGCCATATTCCATGAACTCGAACTTGTGTGCCTGACCGGCCGCACGGCGTTCGGGCTTGACCCGCAGATCAGTACCTCATACTCCGTTGACGGCGAAACATGGAGCCAGGACAAGTTCATCAAGGTCGGCAAGACGGGTGATCGTGCGAAGCGCATTGTCTGGTTCCAGCAGGGCGCAATGCGCAACTGGCGCATTCAACGGTTCCGTGGCGACAGCCAATCGTTCATCTCGATTGCAAGACTTGAGGCCCGCATAGAGCCGCTGGCGGTGTAGCCATGGCGCAAGGGAGTCTGAAACTAACCCGCGACCAGCTTGCCGCGTTCCTCAAAGACCACCAATCCATCAAGCAGTTCGAGAAACTGTTTGCTACGGTTGACGCCATCGCCCCCGACTTTGTGAACGAGGTCAGTATTGCCGCAGGTGATGCGCAGGCGGCGGCCAATGAAGCGCTGGCGCAACTCACTCGCATCGCCAATTCACTGGAGATGCTGGCCACCGCACCGGTGATCCAGGACAACAACTCGGTTGTAACGGACTACATCGACCTGCCTGAAAACGGCCCACACGTAACGCAAACTCGACGCGTACAGTGGAATAGTGACGATGGGACTATGGACGTTGGACTGTATGGTGGGAGCGTCCTACAGGTTGGGCAGGAGACACATTACTACTCCAAGAACACCAGCGGCGCATTGATCGCAAACGGAACACCCGTCATGTTCACCGGAACCGTGGGCGCGTCTGGAAAGCTGACGTTTGGGCTGGCTGTTGCGAATGGGTCAGTACCATCTGAGTACATGATGGGCGTGGCCACGCAAGACATTGCTGACAATGCGTTCGGCTACATCACAAGTTTCGGGCTGGTTCGCGGATTCAATACGACAGGATCACCGTATGCCGAAGTGTGGACTGACGGTGATCTACTCTACTTTGATCCCGCAACCTCTGGAACGTGGACGAATGTGAAACCAGCAGCGCCGAACATATCGGTTCCTGTGGCTGTTGTAATCAACTCCAGCGCTGGGGCTGGGTCTATTTTTGTTCGGATGGAGTTGAGTGAATCTCTGAACAAGCTCCAGGATGTGACAGTCACCACACCGGCAAATAGGGATCTACTACAGTATGACGGAACCGCGTGGAGAAACGTCACTGACTTGGAACTTGCTGGGTATCTGACCCTTCCAAAAACAAGTGGATACGGTATCAAGGTTGACGAGACGGCGCCAACGTTCGGATGGCGTGATCTCACATCACCAGTAGAGGTTCGCGGCGTCGGGGTTAATGATCCAGCATTTGCAACCTACACAGGCACGACGCTGAGAGCGTTTCAGTTCAGTGCGACAGTAATGAACGAGGTGTTTTTCGTGTACCACGTTCCGCATGATTATGTCCCCGGTACGGACATTTACTTTCATGCCCATTGGAGCAACGCTGCCGCAGTTCCAAACACTGGGAACGTAGTATGGAGCTTTGACTATTCATTCTCCAAAGGGTTCAGCCAGGCCGCATTCCCGGCCGTATCTACAGCGACAATAATAGCCGCCAGCCCAGCGACCCGGTACACCCACAATGTGAGTGAAACAGCGGCAGTAACCATTGCTTCGATGGAGATTGACGGGCTGATATTGGTGCGTGCATACCGCGATGCTGCCAACGCGTCAGACACATGTACAGACGCTGTTTTCCTCCACACATGCGACATCCACTACCAGTCGAGCAACATGGCCACGAAGAACAAGGCTCCGAACTTCTACGCATGAGGGGAATTTGAATGACCGTCACAGTAAAAAACATCATCCCTGCAAAGCAGGCAGAAGCAGTTCAAACCGCGCAATACACGGCCAATAACTGCAAGACCATCATCGACAAAGCGACCGTGACCAACACGAGTGCAGCAAATGCAACGCTGTCGGTTAACCTGGTTGCGTCTGGTGGCGCTGCAGGCGCTGGTAACCTGATCGTGAGTGCACGTGCAATTGCACCCGGAGAGACCTACACCTGTCCCGAATTGGTGGGCCAGTCACTGGAGCCGGGCGGGTTTATTTCCACGCTGGCCAGCACAGCCGCAGCGCTGACCATCCGAGCGTCGGGCAGGGAGATTACCTGATGTTGACTGGTTGCCGATATGTGCGAAAATAACCGCGCTGAGTCACGGGCCGCCAGCAGCTCACCGATAACGGAGGGTTGTTTAATGCGCGCAGAAGAAAGCCTGACAGAGAACCTGCAAAAGGTTCTGCTGCTGCCAGCGCCAGCCGTCGAATGGCTGATGATGCTATGGCAAGCCATCCAGGTCTTTGACGACGTTGCCGACGGCGACAAAGTGGAACGCAGCGACCTCAACGCCACCATTTGGAATACCCTGGTGGCCATGACGCAAAACCAATTCTGGCAGACAAACTCCCCGGTACTGGCCCCCATCGTTGGGGCAATGATCCTGAAGTGGCAGGCATCCGACACGGCAGAGCGCGAAGGCAATGCCAGCGCCAGGTCATACATGTGGCGCGCCGGGTACTACGACGTTGTTTTGATGGCCGTGCAACTCTGCCATGGCGTCGAAGCGGCGACCAAAGTGGCCCACCATGTCATGGCCTTGTACGGCGAAGAATTTGAAGACTACATGAAGGAGTTCGGCCATGCCTGATCCAGTAACAGGGCTCATCGTTGGCGGAGCATCGCTGCTCGGCGGCGTGATGCAGTCAAACGCTGCCAGTGCTGCATCCGGGCAGCAGGTCGAAGCATCGCAAGCAGGTATCGCTGAACAGCGCCGCCAGTTCGACGCCATGCGCGAGCTTTTGAAGCCGTACACACAGGCCGGAACGCCGGCACTAGCCCAGCAGCAGGCGCTTTTGGGGCTGAGCGGAACAGGTGCGCAGCAGCAGGCAATTTCGGGCATTGAATCCTCCCCATTGTTCCAGGCGCAGCTACGGCAGGGCCAGAACGCCATGCTGCAAAACGCATCGGCCACTGGTGGGTTGCGCGGCGGCAACATTCAAGGCGCACTCGCACAGTTCCGGCCCGCCATGCTCTCCAATGCCATCGAGCAGCAATACGCCCGGCTCGGAGGTATGACCGCACTGGGCCAGCAATCTGCGGCCGGTGTTGGTACGGCAGGAATGCAGACCGGCACAAACGTGGCGAACCTTCTGCAACAGCAGGGCGCGGCCCAGGCTGGCGGCACTCTGGGCCAGGCACAGGCATACAGCGGACTACTGAACGCCCCCATGCAATTGCTGGGCATGCAGGCTGGCTCTGGAATGAAGATTTTTTAAGGGGCTGATATGGTCGCACCCATTGACTACACGCTGAACGTCAAAAGCCCGTTTGAAGCTGCTTTGCAGGGGTACGGCCTCGGCGCGAACATGGCACAAATGCAGGCGCAGCGCCAGGCCGCAGAGGTCGCTACGCGGAAGGCGCAGGCTGATCTTGAGCGCCAGCAGTCCGCACAAACAGCAACGCAAGCACTGTTTGCAAAGCCCAATCCAACGGCGGCAGACTTCATCCGTGTGGCATCCATGCTACCTGAAAAAGAAGCTGCCAGCATGCGTGCGAACTGGGACACGCTGAGCAAAGAGCGCCAGGACAACAGCCTGAAATTCAGCGGGCAAGTGCTTTCTGCCTTCAACTCTGGGAATCCTGAAATCGGTACTCAGCTGCTCCTAGACAAGGCCGTGCCAGACTGGTTCACGGCCCCCGGTGGCGCGGTATAGATCACCGATGCAATCTCACCGAGGTCGCGAATTGTCTGCGCCTGCTTTTTGCCGTAG